CTTGTAGAACGTGGACATGAGAAGTTTAATATATTGACTGGTAGAAAGTCACCTGATAAGCAACAGCCTATATACGATGCGTTAATAAACAACTTTTATAATGGCAAAGGTAATGATGGTGAAACTGTATGGCATGCATACAATGCAGTAACAGAATGGGTTGATCATAATAAATACAAGAAAGATGACAACTGGATTAATCGTACACAATTTGGTTTTGGAAACCAAGTAAAACTAGCTGCTTATAGAGAAGCTGCTAAACTAAGTGAAACAACTAACTTTGGCTTTGAGCCAAGCTTAAACTAGAATAGGAGAAAAACATGAAAAAATATCAACAAGGTGACGTGGTGTTAATACAGGTTACAAAAGAAGAGTTTTATGAGTCTATTAAATCAGGCAATAAAGTTACTACCAGTCCACTGACTAAAAAGCCAGGCAGATATGAGCTTGCATATGGCGAAGAGACAGGTCATTGTCATGCTATATACTTTGATGAGTTGCTTGATGAAGCTGGTGTTACTGTATTTAAAGATAACAATCCATGGAGACGAACAGAAGTAGATGGTGCTCTTGGTGTAGTTATAGAATGTGATGATGCAGTAATTAAGCATGAAGAACACAAACCTGTTTCAATACCTAAAGGCTATTATATACAAAGAATAGTTAAGGAGTATGATCCACTATCAGGATTAGTTAGGAATGTGATAGACTAATGGCACATCCAGAATCAAAACATAATATATTATCATTTTTAGAAAAAGGTAAGATAGGATCAACTCTTAGCTGTAGAGGTGGATATGGACATAGTTATTCTCATTTTGTATTTACTAAAATGAACAAAACTACAATTCATGTTTCTCATGCTACAGCATGGCAATCTGTTCCAACGTCAAGTCATTATGTAGATGGCTCACAAAGAAATGAAGGCACTCCTTGTCATGTATTTATTACTAAAGATGGTATAAAGGTTGTAAATAATAAAGCAGGAATAACTAAACAATATAATGGGGTTCCTTGGATTATTGGAGCATTTCTTTCTTTGGGTGACTTTGAATGTGATGCTAGAAAGATTATACCAGTAAAGGTTAGATTTAAAATCAATAGTGCATATTATCAATGTGCTAATGGTGATTTCTTACCTCAGAAAGTTATGATCTTTGATTGGGATGGCAATCTAACTAATCCAACTAAAGCTGGTAAAAAGAAAACAGCTGAATGGCTTGATTCATTACGTGTACGTAGAAACAGTATGGCTAAACGCAACAGAGATGAAAAGAAAGCTGTAGCTGAGTTTAGATATAGACGTGATGAAAATATGCTTGATGATTGGGATGCAAGTAAAGCATTATCATTCAAGAATGCACAACTAAGACAACAAGCTATAGAAGCAGTTGGCTTGGAACGAGTAGTTGGTCACTTAGAATGTAAAGTGCTTGATAGTGATAAGATTGATGGTAGACCATATGAACTTATTCAATATCAAATACCTAATCCTAATTACAGTATTGGTACACCTGAAACTATGTGGAATAAAAAGATAATAGAAGCTACATATCTTAAAATGACTAACCCAAGTACAGGTGAGTATCATTTAGAAGGTATACCTCTAGAGGGTGATACATGGGATCATGCTCCTGAAGCAACTGTACGATGTGCATTAGCTTGGAGAGATGGTGAAACAGATGCCAGAAGTAGAAATGGTGAACCATGGAATTATACAAAACCTGAAATACTTACATAATGGATTCACATATCCGATGTAAGTGTGGTAAGTATACTGGCCTAAAACATTTTAGAGCAAATAAAAGATGCAAAAGATGTAAATCTATTGTCGTTGCTAGAGGTGCTTTAGGCCATAACTCCACAACACGTTGCAGTCATCCCTACATTAAACAGGGATGCTGTGACTTGTGTGGAAAAGATATGATTGGAGAATAATGTATTACAATACAAACAACGAAACAGGCAGTACACTAAAGTCATCAAAAGATAAAGCAGAATCACAAGATCAGATTATTTTTAGAATATTTAATACATGGAGAAATAAAGATGGATTGACTCCTTCTGAATTAGATACAATTTTAAAAGAAAATTATTGTATAACATGGCCTATTACAAGCATCAGAAGAGCTATGAGTACTTTAACTAAATCTGATAAGTTAACTAAAACAAGTGAGTTACGGAAAGGTATATATGGCAAAAGTGAGCACGTCTGGAAGATTAAGACTTAAAAGACTAAAGAGAATAAACAAAACTTTGTCACTAAAGCTTAGTAAAACAGAAAAACAAGAGCTAGATAATTATTTAGAATATAAAGCAGAAGAATCAAGATACGAACGCCTCCTAAATCATCTTGATTATTAATGTATTTATAGCTAAATTATAGCCCTTTCAAACGTAGGGTGATGGCTTTATAGCGGCTGTTGCCCTACTCCTCAAAAACAAAAAGATAAAGGAAGAAAATGTCAGATACAAAGACAAAAACAGTCGATGATTACATCGATACTGAAAAGATAAAGACCCCTGAATTGCCTTGGCAATCTTCTGCAATAGATAAACTTGCAGGAGCATTAGCTAAAGCTCAAAATGAGATGGCAATGGTGGGTAAAGATAGTACAAATCCATTTTTCAATAGTGGGTATGCTACATTATCAGCAGTACTAAAAACAGTATTACCAGCTTTGAACAAACATGGCTTGAGTATTGTACAGGGTACTAGATATTGTACATATACAAATGGGTTTTATGTAACTGCAACACTAATGCATTCATCAGGTCAATGGACTCGTAGTGAAATACGTATGCCTATTGGCAAGAAAGATGCACATGGTGTTGGTGCTGCTACTACATATGGTCGTAGATATTTATTATCTGCAATATGTGGTGTAGCTGAACAAGATGACGATGGCAATGCAGCCATTAAAAGATAAAGGATAAATAGATGAGAACACTAACATTACCTAAAAAAGGTAACAACGTATGGTCAGAAGGCTGGCATACAGTAGTAATTACAAAAGCTAAATATGGAGAGTACAACGATTCAAAATATATTGATGTATGGTTTGAAGGATATCCAGACAACTTTAACATGAGAGTATACGAAAAGAAAAACAAAGCAGGCGAAGAGTTTGCAATTGGTAGTGTATTTAGATTTGCAAATGCTGGTATATCTGATGCATTAGACAGTACAGAAGGTGTAGAAGTAAAAATTGATGACAACCCAGAGTCTTTGGTTGGTTCTACAGTAAATATCTTTTTGTATAAAGATGGTAAATATTCAAAAGTATTGGGCAAGATTGCTCCTGTTGAGTTTACTAATGTAGTAGAAACTATCTCAGAAAATGATGTTACGTACTATAAAGGTGCAGCAGAAAAGTTTTATAAGCAATATATATATCCAAAGATCAATAGAGAAATGGAAACTGTTGCTACTGATGATATGCCGTTTTAACAATAAACATATGATAGCAAGGGGCCTTCGGGCCTCTTGTTGTCTAAAGGAGAAAATATGATTAAAGAATTTGCATTTGGATTGTCTAAACGACATTACTTTCAAGATGCAGACGAAGTTTGTAACTGGACCAATATAGACAAAGATACATACATGTCATTGTATGACTTTGACGATAGCATTAAAGATTATTTTAGTAAACATAATAGCCTGTCAGGCTTTGATGGTTTAGTATATATGCCAGATGAGTTTATACTTGATGTAGATGGTAAAGATGCTAATGATCTTGAGAATGCAAGGCAAAAAACAATTGGTCTAATGATACTATTAGATGATATGGATATACCTTACAGATTGTATTTTAGTGGCAACAAAGGTTTTCATGTTGGTATACCTGGTAGTGCATTTAGATGGAAACCTGATCCAGATTTACATTTAAAAGTAAAAGATGCACTTCTTAATGCTGGTGTATTTGATTATGCAGATCCATCAGTAACAGATAAAACAAGATTGATACGTGTAGTTAATACTAAAAACCTAAAAGCACAATTATGGAAAGTGCCAATAACAAAAAAAGATATAAATGAAAAAGATATAACTACACACTTACAAACAATAGCATCTAAACCTGGTAAAATAATTACATTTAATTTAGAATGCAATCCAGTGTTTGATGTATTACAAAGGAATAAAGTCAATGAAGAAACAAAAGTTCCACAATTCATTAGTCAAGGTAGGAATCCTGATCCAGTTAATTATCCTTGTATATCTAATATGCTTGGTAGTAACGCTCAGGGTGAACGTCACGCAACTGCTTTACGTTTGTCTGCTTGGTTTCGCTGGCTCTATCCTGAATCAGTGGTTCGTACTGTTATGGAGCAATGGCGTCAACAAGTAGATGATGATAAAAAACCATTTACTCAAAAAGAAATGGAAAGCATTATCAAAAGTGCATATGAAGGTCATGGTGGAGAGGGTAACAGATATGGTTGTACTGATCCTATTATGGATAGATATTGTCAAGAAACGTGCAAACTGTTCAAAACTAAGAAAAGTCAAAATGTTATGGACTCATCTAGTATGGAGACAGCATTAATTAACTTTTTTAGAAATGATATAGAGCCACTTAATCTTGGTAGCTTATATCCTGGAGAAGACTTTCCTATATATCCAGGTGAAGTTGTTGTTATACAAGCACCACCTAAATCTATGAAAACTATGTTGTTGCAAAACTTGGTTAATGGTTTTAAAAGACCAACATACTTTATAGAAATGGAGATGTCACCTCGTCAGATATGGTCTAGGTTTGTTCAGATTGAAATGGGTTGGTCAGAAGATGATTTACGTAATCATTATCAGCAGATGCAAAATGGTATGGATAAAAAATTCAAATGGCTTATGGTTGATTATTCTTGTCCTTATGCTAATGAGTTAGATAAAAAGATATCAATGCTTCCTGTTAAGCCTGAGATTGTTGTTGTTGATCATATGGGTCTATTTAAATCAAAGCAAAGAGATCCAAATATGAAAACAGAAGAAGCATCTCAAGCTATCATGGAAGTAGCAGTTAAACATAATGTAATTGTATTTGCAGTTAGCGAGATTACAAAAGGTGCATTTCATGAAGGTAATATGAATATTGCATCAGCTAAAGGTTCATTCAGAACAG